ATAGAAATCATACATAGAATGACTTTAGAACTGAAAAAATTTGACATGAAAAATATTAGTTTCAAGGCAAATGAAGCAAAAGGTCCAGTAGTTGTATTAATTGGACGTCGTGACACTGGTAAAAGTTTTTTAGTACGTGATCTTCTTTATTATCATCAGGATATACCGATTGGTACGGTTATTTCTGGTACAGAAGAAGGGAATGGATTTTATAATAAAATGGTTCCGAAACTATTTATTCATAATGAGTATAATACCGCGATTATTGAAAATATATTAAAACGGCAACGTTCAGTATTAAAACAAATTAAAAAGGAAATGGAAACTTATAAGCGTTCTACGATTGACGGACGTGCTTTTGTTATTTTAGATGATTGTTTATATGATGCGACATGGACACGAGATAAGATGATGCGGCTTCTTTTTATGAATGGAAGACACTGGAAGATAATGTTAATCATTACCATGCAATATCCATTGGGAGTACCTCCGACGTTAAGAACCAACATTGATTACGTATTTATTTTGAGAGAACCTTATATTGCAAATCGAAAGCGTATTTATGATAATTATGCAGGAATGTTTCCTACTTTTGAATCTTTCTGTCAAGTTATGGATCAGTGTACAGAGAATTATGAGTGTTTGGTGATTAATAATAACGCAAAGTCGAATAAATTACAAGACCAAGTTTTCTGGTACAAAGCAGAAGCACATAATGATTTCCGTCTTGGCTCCAAAGAATTCTGGGAACTGTCGAAAGGTATGAATAGTGACGACGAAGACGAAAAATATGATCCTGGGAGTGTGAAAAAAAGGGGTCAAGGACAAAAAATCAGTGTCAAAAAGACGACTAAATGGTGAGTAGTTAGATAGCATAATAAGTAACAAATAAATTTAATATTTTTTGCAAAGGGTATCGGTTATGTTGATACCCTTTCGATTTTTTGGACAAAGGGTGTGAGTAAAATGCACACCCTTTCGATTTTTTGGACAAAGGGTGTGAGTAAAATGCACACCCTTTCGATTTTTTGGACAAAGGGTGTGAGTAAGATTAATATTATTCAATAAAAACAATTTAAAGACAAAGGATGTGATAAAGTATAATCACTACCTATGGAAGTTGTAAAACAATTTACGTCCAATGACCTTCACACAGAAATAAATATTAAGGGAACTTATGAAAAACCATTATTTCGTGCAAGTGATATTGCATTAATATTAGATATAAAATCTATGAATAAGATAATACAGAATTTCAATGAAACAGAAAAAACACATATTTTTTTATCAACAATAGGAGGCGAACAAGTAATTAATTTTCTTACTGTAAAAGGATTATATAAATTACTTTTTCGTTCAAAAAAGCCCATTGCAGAAAAATTTCAAAATTGGGTTTGTGAAGTTGTAGAAGAAATAAGGTTGAATGGAAAATATGAACTTGAGAAACAACTTCAAGAAAAAAATAAAGAATTGGAAGAAAAAGAAAACGAAAAAAAGGAATTGGAAGTAAAACTTATGGAAGAAAAACAAAAAAAGAAATCGTTGAGTGTTCCTAGTATTTATATTTACAATACCGATGTTCAATGTCATCCTCCAGAATTAAAAATAGGTATTTCCAACGATTATATTAAACGGATCCAACCTTATAAACAAATCTGTAAAAATGGAAAATTAGAATTAGTTATTGAATTATTCGATGTCAATATGAAAAGTCTAGAATATCATATTCATAGTTTACTTTCCATACATCGTGTAAAAGACGAAGTATTCAAAATGGATGTCGAAGAAGCCAAACTGATTATTTTGGATGTAGTTGATTTACTGAAAACTTGTCAAATCCTTGACCCAGTTGAGAGACAATTAAAAATTAAAAAACGATTTGAAACTACAACTGAACAAAGAGAAGCGAGAGAAAAAAAAATATCTCAAAATACCATTTCTACACAAACAGAATATGACACTGAAGTATTTTTATCAACACCTCTTATACAAAAAGATACGGAATTGAAAAATAAATTTAAAGAATTCATACAAACACATTGTATTGTTCGTGAAGACGTAGAAGTATCCACTAAAAAAATAATAGGTCAATATCGTTTATGGAGTAAGAACGATAAAAAAGAAATTACTACTGCGTTCAAAGATTATTTAGACCGAAAATTCAAGTATACAAGATTAAATACACAAAATCAAAATCAGGTTGTCAACGGTTATCAAGGAATTTGTTTGAAAGAAATCGTGTATGACAAAAATGTTTTATCAAGTGATGCTCAAACTTTTTTATTTGAAAAATGTATTTTTTCGCCAGATAAAACGGTTTTATATAAAGATTTAGTGGAAGAATACCTTTTATGGAAAAAAAATGTTTCAAAAGAAGAAACCAAAAATGAAGCGAATGAAATTCGCGAATACTTAAAAAATTGTGATTATGTTTTTTATAGTACGGTTTGGTCACTTAAGGGTGGAGGACAAGGATATTATGGAATAGGTTTAAAAACTGAAGAAACCAATTATAAAAAGACTTCTTCTACTGGAAAACAAGTAGAAAAAAGAAAAATAAATACGAATGAATTGTTGGGAATGTGGGAAACCATTGCCAAAGCAGCAACAGTCGAATGCATTTCAGCGGCTAAAATGAGTTTAAGTATTCGAAACAAAAGAGTTTTCAATAATGATTACTACTTCAACTTTTTAGAAAAAAATGGATTAAAAAACTCTCTTGAAAATGATAATAAATAAAATGTATTGTTTAAATAAATATAAATATAAAAATATGTAAACCATCATATTTTTATACTCGTAAAAATACTGCCCAGACGGCTAGGAAAGTGAGGATGAATATCACCGTTCCTCCAAAAAAAACTGCCCCGAAGGGCTTTGGTAACACCTTTCCCAAAGGTGTTGTGTTATTCATCCTCATTTCTCTCCAAAAAATACTGGTAGATATCTTTTACTAATTGTTCAGGAATTTCATTTGTAGGTATCAAAATACCTTTTTTGTCCTTCGTAATATGTACTGTTGGTTGATAATTATGTTCCACTAATATTTTCCATCGTTCCGTATATTTTCTGTTTTTTTTACTACCATGAAAATAATGACGAATTAGTCCAGGCACATATCCAAACCGTAAAGTAGATATATTTTTTTGAAAATCGAGAATTGTTTTTTTATAATCTTCACTATTATTGGAATTGACGGAAACTTCTCCTTTATTTAATAAAGACATTAACATAATAAAATCACCTGATCCTAAAATACCTAATTCATATAATCCACCTATTTTTTCATAAGCTCTACGTGTGATTGCCCATGCGTAACCCGGATGCCAATAGTCATTCCCAGATGAATAATATTTACTACCTTTTGAATATTGATAACCAGCACAACTTCTCATATTCATTGTTTGTTCTTTGGCATTCATATCTAAACTATGACTAAATAACTGAATAATATCTTTGGAACCATTTAAAATTTTTAAAGCATCCGTAGCCCAGGTAACACTTTCAAATTCAATATCTGCATCAATCCAAGCAAAAGCTTTATAGTCAGAAGGAAGTAAATATTTCACTCCTAAATTAATCATATTTTCTTTATGCCAAAGAGGAACTTCGGTTCTTATTTGTAGGTGTCTTGGATTATTTTTTTCCGTTATATGATAATCTTGATTATCATAAGCCAATTCGACAATATACAAAAGAACATTTGTTTCTTCCATTTCGATACGTTTTACAAATTCTTTTAATAAAATATATCTTTTAGCAAACAAACAAGGATTGGATAATACTAAAATAACATGTAATTTATCCTCGATTGGATGATTATTTTTGATGGCTAGTTTAATATCATTTGGTTTATAAACAATATGATCAATTTCTATTCCGTTAATAATTGTCATTCTTTAAAGTATATATTTGTATTTATATATTTATATTTGTATTTATACTTATAAATACTTTTAAAATACTTTGTTTATTTATTTATATATAAATTAAATTTATAGATACATATATAATGATCAAGACCATTTTTATTCTTTGGTTTCAGGGATTTGATAATTCGCCAGATATCGTTAAAAAATGTGTCAAATCTTGGAAATATTATAATCCTGATTGGGAAATCATTTTACTAAATAATCATAATTTGAATAAATATATCAATTTAGACGACTATCTTGATATTTCTAAAAAAAAGATTGAAAAATGTCATTTGTCCGATCTTATTCGGGTTATGTTACTTAAAAAATATGGAGGTTTATGGGTTGATGCTACCACATTCTGTAATCAATCATTAAATGACTGGTTACCGAATTATATCAATGAAGGATTTTTTGCTTTTGACAAACCTGGACCTGATCGGCTAATTAGCAATTGGTTTCTCTATTCTGAAAAAGATCATTATATAATTACAGAATGGTCAAATTCAACTTTACAATATTATAAAATAAATGATAAAGCACATACTTATTTTATTCATCATTATTTATTTGGTGATTTGTATAATTCGGACTCTCAATTTAAAGAAATATGGAATAAAGTTCCTAAATTATCAGCAAATGGATACGGACCCCATTATTTACAAGAAAAAGGATTATTTAATTCTCTTACACCTCAAATAAAAAAAGAAATTGATGCTAAAACAACACCACTTTATAAACTCAGTCACAAATGTAGATTTCAAGAATATAATGAAACAAAAAACATCTATTATCTTTATTCTACCATAGACCTTTAGTTAACTCACATGTTTTGAAAATGATTATTTAAATGTATATGATAGAATAAAGATCGTAATTAAATCATTCAATTTAGACCAACTATTTTATTCATCCTTCTTTTTTGTAACAAATGGTCCACTTACCAATTGACTTTGTCCATAATCTGATTTTCCAGTAATAATATTATCACCCTCAAATAATTCTGCACGAATATCCGCAGTAGAAATCTCATCATTCGTTGTATCTTTACTAAAGGTATGATCATTTGAATTGGATAAATTGTTAATACCAACTAAATTTCCTTGTTCGTCAATTGTTTGGGTTAAAACGTTTCCACTTTTCTCGGCATTTTGAATATTTTCCTCAATCGCTTTTTGTCTTGTTTCTTTCAAACGTTTTTCAAATTCCATCTTGGCATTCATTTCGTTTTTCGTTTTTTCATGCATTAGTTGATTTAATTCTTCTTCCATATATTCTACATTTCCAGTTTTATATGGCTCCGGATCCCAAGGAAGCCATAGTCCAACTTCTCCAACAAAAATATTATGATTTGGATCTAATTCACGTAACATTTTACAACGAAGATCCGCCTCTTCTTTCGTAGGATAACTACCTCGTACTTTAAGCCCACGTATACTTGTTTGAAAATGATGTTTTAGACTAAAATTCTTTTCTAATTCTTCTTCATTCGTATCTAAAAAGTTTTTGTAATCATCTTCTAAACAAGAACTGATAATATTCTCTTTTTCTTCATCTATAAAACCTTTGAAATCATTTATTACATCATCGAATTTCAACTTGTATTTATAGGAAATAAAATTCAAAAATTGATGGAATTTTTCCATTGATTTATTCATATCCCATTTCTTTAGGAATTGTTCAAAGAAATACAATTCTTTTTGTTTTAATATATTTTCTGGAGAAACAAAAGAAATACATACAAATTTTTGTCCTGCAATTGGTTTATCTTCTTCTAAAATATCTACATATTTTGAATTCGGAATACCATTTTTATCTGTTTTTTTCTCACAAGAATTTGTGGTTGATTTGTTCGTTTTTACCTTATTCATTTTATCTAATTTAGAGTGTTTCTTTTAAGTATTTATTATCATTAATATTATTCTTGTGAAATACATTTTTTTTCTTTGGTTTTATTATAAATGAACGGATTAGTTAACTTGAGTGAATTAATTAAAAGAATTATCAAGTATTTAGTAGAAGGTTTAATGGTTGCCATCGCCGCCTTTGCGATCCCTAAAAGATCTTTAAATATGGAAGAAATTGTTCTTATTGCTCTTACCGCTGCCGCAACTTTTAGTATTTTAGATACTTATATTCCATCCATGGGAATGAGTGCACGCACAGGTACAGGCTTTGGTATTGGGGCAAATTTAGTTCACTGGCCCGGGGGATTTTAATCAAACGCTGGATTTTAATCAAACGTAAACGTAAACGTAACCATAATCATACCCATTTATTTTTAAGTATTTTTATTTAATACTTAAATATAATTCGTATACTATTAATAATGCGTTACAATAAAGATTGTTTAGAAAATTATTGTCAAGAAAATAATATTTTATTGATAACTGATTATACAAAAAATAATATAAATCGAGAAAGTTGTCTGGAAGGAAATTGTAAAAGTGACAATTGTATTTATACATTTCAGAAATCCTTTCGACAACTGGTAAAAATAGGACCTTATTGCGGAGATTGTTCTATAAAAAGAGGAAATGAAAAAATCAGAGAACAAAAATGTAAATATGATTTAAAAATGTTACTCGAATTCTGTGAAGAAAATAAAATTATTCTTACGGAAGACTATTCTTCTATTTTTGTAAATCGAGATACAATTATCAAAGGAAAATGTAAAACGGAAGATTGTAATCATATATTTGTAAAGTCTTTTCGAATGCTATTGAAGTTAAAAGATTATTGTTCGGAATGTTGTAAAGAAATAGGAAAGGAAAAGATCAAAAATACCAATATAGAAAAATATGGTTGTGAAAATGTGATGCAAAATAAAGAAATACAAGAAAAATTAACAAGTTCTATCATTGAAAAATATGGAGTTTCTCATATTTCCAAATTAGATAGAATTAAAAATCAAAAAAAGGAAAAAAGTCTTGAAAAATATGGTGTAGAATATCCACTTCAATGTCCAAAAGTAAGAGAACAAATTAAAGAAACAAATATTAAAAAATACGGCTGTGAAAATGCGATGCAAAATAAAGAAATATTAGAAAAAACTCAAAATACAGTAAATGAAAAATTTGGGACAAAAAATGTATTTCAAGTACCCTATATAAAACAAAAAATTATTGAAACGACGATGAAAAAATATGGTACTCCACATCATTTGCAAAACGCAGAATGTTCAGAGAACCATTTTAAATCATCGTATAATATCAAAAAATATACGTTACCTTCTGGAAAAATAATTGATTATCAAGGTTATGAGAATTTTGCATTTGATGAATTATTTCAAAAAGAGAAAATAAATGAAAAGGAATTAATCACAAGTCGTAAAGATGTACCTGAAATATGGTATACAGATAAAAACGGTAAAGTGAGACGACATTTTGTAGATATGTATTTGCCATTACAAAATAGATGTATTGAAGTAAAATCTACTTGGACAAATCAAGAAAAAAATAATGTATTAGAGAAAAAACTGGCAGCCGAAAATTTGGGTTATATTTATGAAATATGGATTTATGATAAAAAAGGGATCAAGTCCACTTTTTAGAAAAAAGTGGAGCAAAAAATAAGAATAATAATATTTTATTTCACTAAAATATTATTATTTTGTTATGTAATACCGAGATACAATAAACAGATTAAGTCACCTTTTGTTTCTTTTTGCATCCCCTTTTATGTGCAGCCATGCCTTTTAATGTATTCGAAGTATAAAAATTACATAAATTGCATTTATACATACCTATTTTTTCATTCGTCGTTATTTTACTCGACAAATAATTATTTAATTTATTGAATTTAATATCTTGTAATTGGTTCAATAGATTATTTTCACGATCTTTAATATAAATTTTCAATTCTTCTTTTTGTTTAATGAAAAACTGATACTCTTCATTAATTTCCGTTAATAAATCTTTCGTAATGAAAAAATCACCGGACATGTTGATATAATTCAGTCTTTCAGATATACTATCGATCATATCAAAGGCAATTTTTATTTTATCCTGATCATAATTGGCGAAATGAATATAAACAATTACATTTTTAGAAATAATGTCAATTTGATAATTATATTTATTTATGATACCTGAGTTTTGTGAGATAAAAATACCGTTACATTTTACTTCTTTACATGTATTCAAAAATAATTCGGCTTGTTCACTATTAATATTCGTATTTATTTCTTTGCTTTCTACAATTATTTTTTGTTTTTTTTCTCTCGTGATCATAAAATCGTAAAAATGATCCGTTTTCATATTTCTTACGATATTGGAGCTAGGATTAATTTTATTCAAAACAATTTCCAAGTTATCTTCTCCTTTAACACAATTATTTAATGAAGAAAGGGATCCACTTGTATAATCTGTTTGTAAAAAAGATGGACCATTACTATTACCATTCGCAGTACCATTATTCATTTTAATTCCATTACACATTTTAAGTATATTTATCATAAGAAGATTATTCTCTTCGAAATTAATATGTTGATTTTCATGATAAAAAGAAGTGATCATTTTATTTTTGGTTGAAAGAAATGCGTCAGTTGATGAATTCATTAATTTATATATAATTCTTATTTTTATATTGATTATTAAATGCATTTATCTAAAATAAATTCAGATTTGTATTTGTAATTACAGTTGTAATTTGTAATTACAAATCTATTCAGTAAATTCTTGTTTTTTATTTACGCAGAATGAAAATTTGTATTTGTATTTTTATGTGGTTGAACGCATCTTTTGTTAGTTCAAAAAATTAGAGTGGTGGTAAATCTGCTATTTTAAAAATAGAAAATGCACTAGTCGTTTGTCCAGCATTAGGATTAGATCCACTTCCTAATGGGAATAAGGTGATTGCTCCACCTTGGGAACTTTGATTTCGAACCTCTATGGTGTCTCCTGCTCGTAAACGAATGATCCCTGAGCCTACATCTTGTGCGGTAGCATTTGCGCCAAACCATGTTCCAGGATCTATTACTCCATTTATGTATAAGGCACAACTATTTGGTTCTAAGGTATCAATCGTTTTCAATTCGAAATAGATCCCGTCTACTTCTGCACGTATTAATGAAGGAGATAATATAGTAAAATTTAGTATTTCTTTCACAACTTCAAAATCAATAGCATGACCTAATGGAGCAACTTGTATCAACACACTATAAACATTCACATAAGCCGGTATAAATCTTTCACCAGTAGGTCCTGTAAATCCGGTTGGTCCTTGAGATCCAGTATCTCCTTTTAATCCAGTTGGTCCTTGTAACCCTGTATCACCTTTAGGTCCTGTGTCACCTTTAGCACCAGTATCACCTTTAGGTCCTGTTTCTCCAGTTGGTCCTTGTAACCCGGTATCACCTTTAGGTCCTTCTGGTCCTTCAGGTCCTTCTGGTCCTTCAGGTCCTTCTGGTCCTTCAGGTCCTTCTGGTCCTTCAGGTCCTTCTGGTCCTTGAGATCCGGTGTCACCTTTAGGTCCTTCTGGTCCTTCAGGTCCTTGACGTCCTTCTGGTCCTTGAGGTCCTGTGTCACCTTTAGGTCCTTCAGGTCCTTGAGGTCCTTCTGGTCCTTGAGGTCCTGTGTCACCTTTAGGTCCTTCAGGTCCTTCAGGTCCTTGAGGTCCGGTAGCTCCAGTATGTCCACGGCATCCACGACATCCATCTCGTCCATCTTTTCCATCTTTTCCATCTTTTCCATCTTTTCCATCTTTTCCATCTTTCCCATCTTTTCCGTCTTGTCCATCTTGTCCGTCTTGCCCATCTTGTCCATTTTGCCCGTCTTGTCCATCTTTACAACAATTGCCACAATCACCGCAGTCATCGCAATCATCGCAATCATTTCCAGACGCATCAGAAATCTCTACGGCTTTCAAAGGATAACTTGTTTGCATGAGGTAGTAGTCGTCGTTCGCTTCCATTTATACATAACTGTTATAATATTATTTTTACAAATATTTTAATTATTCGCTAAAATATTGTTATCATTTATGCTCTAATTACAAATGTATTTATTCAAATAAATTTGTAATTATAATGTTTTTTCTTTTTCTTTTTATTTATTCTCACGTTCAAAACCTAGTCTCTCACATCCTGCAAACCTAAACACAAAATATAATATTTTTGTTGATTAACGAATACAAATATCTTGTTTGTTATAAAAACTAACTTCAAATAAGTTTTTTAATTTTATTACATCTTTTTTTATTTCATTCTCATGAATAAAATCATTTATTTTATTTATGAAACTCATTATTTTCAATGAATTTTGATAAGAAACTTTATTCTCATGTAAATTTAAAACATTGATAAAATAATAAATCGCAGATAATTCTAATTTATCTAATAAATCTACATTTTTTTTTAATATTTCTATTAAAAAGCCCTTTTTATTCGTATGATCGAATAATAATAATTTACTTTGATTTTTTTCAAAATCATGTAAGAAGTCCAAGAAATATAGTTTTTGATAATTTTGATCAACACTGCAATATTTAATATAGTCGATAACTGTTTCTAATATAGTAATAAGTATTTCATCTAATTTTTTATAAGACGAATAAAAAGATAATTTATTTGGGTCATTAGACAAATTCATGCAAACTCCCATGAAAAGATATATTCTATTGTATTATAATTATGAAATATATCAAATAGTATTTATATCATAATTAATATTGATATTATAATATAATAAATGCATAAAAATCATCATTCAAGTAAATCAAATCGTAGGAATAAATTCCCAATCTAATTCTTTACATATTTTCTTCCAAATAACATCCTGTTCCACAATTTTATCACGATCTTTTAACATCGGAAAATGTTGCAAATAATATTTTTCATCCAACAATTCGCATAATTTATATGCCGTATAATAATAATTCAAAAAATTAACTCGATCATCTGGACAAAATTTCGAATAAGGTGCTTGTAAATCAATAAACAAATTACATAAGGTCTCTTCTAATTCTTGTGACATGACCGGCGGTTTAATACCTAATTTATCTTTGATAAAAGGAATGTGTTCATAATATTTATTATATCCCAATTTCTTCAATATTTCTTTTGTTTTCACATTCGTAATTTGATCCAATTGAATTCTCTCTTTTTTAATTTGTAGTTTTATATTTTCGATTATTTCGGACGGAATTTGGGTCGTTTCTTTTCCTTGAAATTGGGCGAGAATTTCTTTGAAATGATTAATACGTTTATAAGCATAAAAACAAATTTCTTTAGGTGGTTCTTTGTAAGAAGGTTTTTCGTTTTCAATCAAATATGGAATGGTACGAGAACATAAATTACATATTAAAAGCCCATCGTCTTCTAATGGAATGAGTTCTCCTTTAAAACAATATTGACAAATATCGGTCGGATAAACAAAAGAATTCATATCAATAAAATTCTCATCTACATTATTTAAATATTTCTGAACGATATTATTAATCCCCCCATTATTTCCATTATTATAAAAAGAGGTAAATATATTTTCTTGTTCACTTTTATTTTCACAATCGTTTGCATCTTCCCTTTTAATTTTAAATAATTTATCTAATGCTTTATTTTTACTTGTCAACGTATTGACTTGTTCTTTTCCATTCGAAATATCCTTTTTATTTTCAAAATAATCAAAAATATATTTTGAATTGTCCAAAAAATATTCTTTTTTTTTATTTTTTATCTCTCGAATTGTTTGACTAATATGTTTAATTGTGTCAATCATATCTAATTTTTCTTCTAACGTAAAAATCGATTTTTCCAAATCCTTTTTTAATTTTTCTTTTTTTTCGATAAGTTTAGGTATTTCTTCTTTTTCATCTTTATCAAATTCATTCAAATAATCACTATGTTTTCCATCGATCGTAATTGTATTTTTTTTGGTTATTTTTATTTTTTTCATGTTTTTTGGTTTAAAAGATGGCATTCTATTCTAGAGTTCAAAGTAATACAATAATATATTTTTAGTATTTAACTCATTATTTGTTTAACTTTGTTTATTTAACTTTGTTTATAAAAAAAGTTTTTAATTAGTATATATTTTTTTTCTTTTATATTTCCATTTATTAAGAATAATTTATAAAATGGACAATCATACTATAAAAGAAAAAATAAATAATGATAAAATGGATGTCGATCATATTAAATTTCAGAAAATGTTGTTAATATTTAATGCATTAAATGAAGGATGGACCATTAAAAAAAGAAAAGACTCTTATATTTTTGTAAAACCCCATCAAGGGAAAAAGGAAATATTATTAGATAGTTATTTAACCAAATTTATGAAAACGAACTTGGATTTATCGACGTTAATCTAATTATCTTTAGTTTTTATCACAATTACATTATGACAAAGATATCCTATCAAATACATGTTTTATATAATTTTTAACTATATTTTTAACTATATAAAACAACATTAACGATCGATCCAAAAGATTGTTATGCATTTCCAAGGGATTTTTTTCAAAAAGAAATGGACAAACCAGTTACATTGTTATAACATTATTCTTTTACATCATATAATTATAATTTTTGCAATAATTCAAACCATACATCATTATATAATTATTTGATAAGTATACAGATTTTTTGAACCAGATTATTTAAGGTAAAGTGTATCTATTTCTAAATAATTAATTTAAAATTCTAAATTTTTTTTCTTTAGTGATATTATAAAAAAAATATGGGAGGTGGTTTAATGCAACTCGTGGCCTATGGAGCTCAAGATGTTTATCTTACTGGCAATCCTCAAATTACATTTTGGAAAGTAACCTATCGTAGATACACCAACTTTGCTATTGAATCCATTGAACAAACATTCAATGGACAAGCTGATTTTGGACGTCGTGTCCAATGTGTGATTAGTCGTAACGGTGATTTAGCTTACCGTACTTATCTTCAAATCACACTTCCAGAAATTAACCAACTTATGGGTGTTGGTGCCTATGTTGCTGGTCAAGCAACAGGTGTTTATGCCCGTTGGTTAGATTATCCTGGAGAACAACTTATTGCCCAAGTTGAAGTTGAAATTGGAGGTCAACGTATTGACCGTCAATATGGTGACTGGATGCACATCTGGAACCAACTTACCATGACTGCTGAACAGCAACGTGGATACTTCAAGATGGTTGGAAATACTACTCAACTTACTTTCATCACAGATCCTTCTTTCGCTGAAGTCGATGGACCTTGTGACTCTTTAGCACCACGTCAAGTTTGTGCTCCAAGAAATGCTCTTCCTGAAACCACACTTTATGTTCCTCTTCAATTCTGGTTTTGTGGTAACCCAGGACTTGCCTTACCTTTAATCGCTTTACAGTATCACGAAGTTAAAATCAATCTTGATATCCGCCCTATTGATGAATGTTTATGGGCAGTTACTACATTAAACTGTAATACCAATCCTTATTCTGGTGTTTCAGGACAAAGTGCTCCTGGACGTCCTGTACCAGCAACCATCGCTTACAACCAATCTTTAGTTGCTGCTTCTCTTTATGTTGATTATGTCTTTTTAGATACTGATGAACGTAGAAGAATGGCACAAAATCCTCATGAATATTTAATCACTCAACTTCAATTCACTGGAGATGAATCTGTCGGTTCATCCAGTAACAAAATTAAGTTGAACTTCAATCATCCATGTAAGGAATTAATCTGGGTTATTCAACCTGATCAAAACGTTGATTACTGTTCTTCCCTTGTATGCGACTCCCTTCTTTTCAAAGTTCTTGGTGCCCAGCCATTCAACTATACTGATGCAATTGATGCTCTTCCTAACGCAATCCATGCTTTCGGAGGTCCTAATGGAGTTGCCGATGATGCAGTTGCTCGTGCTAACGGTGGATACATCAATGCTGAAGGTCTTTTCCAAGATGCTGGTGCATTAGATGCTTATATCCCATCTGATTATACCGGATACTGGAACGGTCCTTCTGATCCTTACAATGAGCCAGGTTTCGGAGGACCAGCTGTTCCTCAAGTTTCTGGAGGTGATTATAAACCAAACGGTGCTTATCTTGTTGATACTGGATCACATAACGTCAACTCAAGTGTTTCTGATGCAGGAACATTTGTTCTTACCGAAACATCTCTTGATATGCACTGTTGGGGACAGAACCCAGTTGTAACTGCCAAATTACAGCTTAACGGACAAGATCGTTTCTCAGAGCGTGAAGGTTCATACTTCTCCTGGGTTCAACCTTTCCAATCCCATACACGTAATCCTGATGAAGGTATCAACGTGTATAGTTTTGCATTGAGACCTGAAGAACATCAACCAAGTGGCACGTGCAACTTTTCTAGAATTGATAACGCAACTTTACAGCTTGTTCTGTCTAACGCCACCGTTGAAGGAACCAAAACTGCCAAAGTACGTGTCTACGCTACCAATTATAACGTAAAAAATCTTAGTGCGTTGAAAAGCTACCCAAAAAGACTATGTGAGCAATGGTCTTTTGAAAAAATGGTTAAGCACTCACAA